TGCAGCTTTAGAGATGAAAGATTCACGCTGGGCTAGGCAAGTAAAATCTAGGGCAGATAATTTAGCATATGCTATGGAACATGGAGAATTTGCATAATGGCAGTAAAAAATATTGCGGCGTTGGATCATATTAATATATTAACAAATGATGTAGAAAAATGTCGTAACTTTTACGTAGATGGTTTGGGATTTGAAGAGGGCTTTAGACCGCCAATGGATATTCCCGGTATATGGTTGTACCTTGATGCACATCCGGTAGTTCATATTATTGAGATGGAAGAGACCCTTTCAAATACGACAGGAAATATTGATCACATAGCTTTTAGGGCTTATAACTTTAATACCTTTACCAAAAACTTAAATGATAAAGGTATTGAATGGTCGGATAGAGAAATTCCTAGTATGGATATACGTCAACTTTTTGTGCACGATCCGCATGGTGTAAAAATTGAATTTAATTTTAGTACGAAGGAGGAACTATGATTAAAAATATTATAACGTGGGTAATGCTTATTCCTATCAAAATTGTTGAGTGGGTTATTTGGCCCACCGCAAAGGTACACGAACTACTTAAACGTTTGTCAAATTGGCTGCAAGAAAAATTGGCGTAGAAAGAAAACAAGAATGACTAGAAACCTTACAGAAAAGCAAACTAAGTTCCTATCTATTTTATTTGATGAAGCAAGTGGGGATGTCATACAAGCAAAGTTGCTTGCAGGATATTCGGAAAGTACAAGTACAACCGAAATTATTCGGGGGTTAAAAGACGAAGTTATTGAAGCTACACAGTTGTACATGGCACGTAACGCGCCACGTGCAGCTATGGCTATGGTTGGTGGCGTACTTGATCCAACGGAATTAGGCATACGTGAAAAGTTAAATGCCGCAAAGGAACTATTAGATCGAAGCGGTATTGTTAAAACTGAAAAAGTGCATGTGGAAAGTTCCGGGGGTATCATGTTGCTACCTGCAAAAGAAACTAATGACTAGAACTGCGGGTGAGTGGAAATTACCACAGCCAACCGATATTAAAGAAGACGAGGAATGGGTTTCTATACCGCGTATAGCTCGCACAGTTCCTTTTGGTTATAAGTTAGATGAGAATGATTCCTATATTCTTAGACCTATTTCAGAACAACTTGACGTTTTAGAACAGGCTAGAAAGTATATTAAACAGTATTCCTACAGAGAGGTAGCGAATTGGTTATCTACTCGGACGGAAAGATACATTTCTCATGTTGGATTAAGGAAAAGGCTTGCCCATGAACAGCAACGTAAGAGACAAGCTACAAGTCTCCGCAAGTGGGCAGAGTATGCGGAAACGGCAATCGAAAAAGCAAAAGAACTCGAAACCGAAAGACTTGGAGCAAAAGCCTCTGCAGAATGAAAAAGAAGTAGTACACCGAGATTCTGTAGAGGATACGCATGTAGTAGTATTTAAACCAAATGAAGGGCCGCAAACAGAATTTTTAGCGGCAAGTGAGCGGGAGGTTTTATACGGGGGTGCAGCAGGTGGTGGCAAATCCTACGCCATGTTAGCTGATCCGCTACGTTATCTGGGACACCCTGATTTTAGTGGCTTGTTACTTAGACATACAACAGAAGAACTAAGAGAGCTAGTATACAAGTCACAAGAACTGTATCCGAAAGTCTGGCCGGGAATTAAATGGTCAGAACGAAAGATGCAGTGGACCGCGCCTTCTGGTGCGCGACTCTGGATGTCCTATCTTGATAGGGATGAGGATGTGTTGCGTTATCAAGGTCTGGCTTTTAGCTGGATAGGCTTTGACGAGTTAACACAATGGCCAACGCCATACGCATGGAACTTTATGCGTTCTCGTCTACGGTCCACTGCTCCTGATCTGCCTATCTTTATGCGGGCAACTACTAATCCGGGGGGTAGGGGGCATAGTTGGGTCAAGAAGATGTTTATTGATCCGTCACCCGCAAATAAAACTTTTAATGCTGTTGACATAGAAACAGGAACGGCATTAATTTTTCCTAAAGGACATAGTAAAGAAGGAAAATCTTTATTTAACCGTCGCTTTATTCCTGCTTCACTAATAGATAATCCGTATCTTGCAACGTCGGGAGATTATGAAGCAATGCTTCTATCGTTGCCGGAACAGCAAAGAAGGCAACTATTACATGGTGATTGGGATATTAAAGAGGGTGCGGCGTTTACAGAATTTAATAGACAGCATCATGTTATTGCACCTTTCGACGTTCCTAAGAATTGGAGAAAGTTTAGGTCTTGTGATTATGGTTATGGTTCTTATTCTGGTGTTCTTTGGTTCACGATTTCTTCAGATGAGCAGTTAATTGTTTATCGGGAATTGTATGTTTCTAAAGTATTAGCAACAGATTTAGCTGACATTATTTTAGAACTTGAAAAAGATGATGGTAACATAAAGTATGGTGTATTAGATAGTAGTCTTTGGCATAAGCGCGGGGATACGGGTCCATCGTTAGCAGAGCAAATGATTATGAAAGGTTGTAGATGGAGGCCTTCTGATAGAAGTAGGGGAAGTCGGGTCTCGGGTAAAAACGAATTGCATAGACGTTTACAGATAGACGACTACACAGGAGAATCCCGATTGGTATTTTTTGATACTTGTGTAAATACAATATCACAAATACCGGCTATACCATTAGATAAAAATAATCCTGAAGATGTAGATACAAAAGCAGAAGATCACCTATACGATGCGCTTAGATATGGTATAATGTCTAGACCAAGATTTAATATTTTTGATTTCGATGTACCCCATTCGCAACGTCAGTACGAACCCGCAGACGCAACATTTGGATATTAAAGGACAAATAAATGGCTGATGATGATACTTCCTTGATTGAAGCAAATTCCACTGTCTTAGAGGATATTGAAGACAGCAGTATTATAGAAGATACTGGTATATCGTCTATTGTAAATTACATCTCTCATAAGTATGCGCTTGCAAAAGATTACAGAAAAACAGATGAACAAAGATGGTTAAGGGCGTATACAAATTATAGAGGTTTGTATGGATCGGATGTACAGTTTACAGAGGCAGAAAAATCTCGTATATTTATTAAGGTTACAAAAACTAAAACTTTAGCTGCGTATGGACAGGTAGTAGACGTTTTATTTGCGGGACAAAAATTTCCGTTAAGTATTGAGCCTACCTCATTGCCGGAAGGTGTAGCTGATACCGTATCTTTTGATCCTAAGAAACCCGAACAATTAAAAGACCGTGAAAATCCGTATGGTAATAGAGACGACGAAGGACTTCCACCCGGAGCTACACTTACGAGTTTAGAACTAGGGCCGCTTGAAGAAAAATTAGAAGGTATGCCACTGGAGAAAGGGGTGGGGAAAACCCCTACTGCTGCAACTTTTAGTCCTGCTATGGTTGCTGCAAAGAAAATGGAAAAGAAGATTATGGATCAATTAGAGGAAAGCAATGCCTCTAAGCATCTTCGTAGTACAGCGTTTGAAATGGCATTATTTGGTACGGGTATTCTTAAAGGTCCATTTGCTACAAATAAAGAATACCCAAATTGGGAAGAAGATGGTTCGTATACTCCTGTTTTTAAGGTTATGCCACAAATTAATCATGTAAGTATTTGGAACATGTATCCTGATCCTGACGCAAATAATATGGATGAGGCTCAGTACGTTATTGAAAGACATAAGCTAAGTCGCACACAGCTTCGTGCTTTAAAGAACCGTCCCTTCTTTCGCGATAAAGTAATTGAGGAATGTATTGGTATGGGGGAATCCTATATAAAGGAGTCGTGGGAAGATGGTTTAGCAGACTACGAAATTCAGCACAGTGTTGATCGTTTTGAAGTAGTAGAGTATTGGGGTGTTCTTGATAAAGACCTTATTGATTTAGAGGACTTGGACATGCCAGAAGAATTTGAAGACATGGAACAATTACAGGCAAATGTATGGGTATGTAATGATAAAGTTATCCGTCTTGTTTTAAATCCATTTAAGCCTGTTCGTATTCCGTACATGGCAGTGCCCTACGAACTTAATCCTTATAGTTTCTTTGGTGTTGGCATCGCAGAAAATATGGACGACACACAAACTTTAATGAATGGTTTTATGCGGATGGCGGTTGATAACGCAGTATTATCCGGTAATCTAATTGTTGAAATAGATGAAACAAATCTAGTGCCGGGGCAGGATTTATCCCTATATCCCGGTAAAGTATTTCGGCGGCAGGGTGGTGCACCCGGACAGGCTATTTTTGGAACAAAGTTTCCAAATGTAAGTAACGAAAATATGCAATTGTTTGATAAGGCCCGTCAGCTTTCCGATGAAAGTACGGGCTTTCCTTCGTTTGCACACGGGCAAACGGGTGTTACAGGTACAGGACGTACCGCAAGTGGCATTAGTATGCTTATGAATGCAGCATCTGGTGCAGTAAAAAGTGTAATTAAAAATGTAGATGACTATTTGTTACGGCCATTAGGACAGGGTTTCTTTCAGTTTAATATGCAGTTTGACTTTGACCCAGAGATACGGGGTGATCTTGAAGTAAAAGCTCGTGGCGTAGAAAGTTTAATGGCGAATGAAGTTCGTAGTCAACGTCTTATGCAATTCTTAGGTGTTGCAAGTAATCCTACTCTTGCACCATTTGCTAAGTTTCATTACGTTATCGCAGAGATTGCAAAGTCTTTGGGCCTTGATCCAGAAAAAGTTACAAATAGTATGGAAGAGGCGGCAATACAGGCAGAACTTCTTAAGCAGTTTCAGGCTACGCAACCGCAACCACAACCGCAACAGCAAGTTCCAGCAGGTATAAATCCTCAAGACACAGCCGGAACAGGTGACGGTACTATAGGAACGGGACAAGCTCCTGCTCCACAGGAACAAGGATTTACTGGCAATGCACAACCACAAGGACCACAAGGAACTCCTAACGAAACTCCGGCCCCTGCTGAACAATCGCCGCCAATGGCAACACTTCAATAATTATATAGATTTTACAATTGAACAGCACCATAAACTACTGGAACAATCTACTGATATAGTTACGCTCCATAAGGCACAAGGAGCTATCGAGACCTTAAAGAAAATAAAAATATTAGATCAATTTATGCAAGGAGATTAGGGTAATGTACGAAAATCAAATGGAAATGTTTAACAGGGGTGGTGTATCTCTTAAGGATGAAGGTGGCGAAATTGAAAATACATCGGGTAACGATGTTCCTTTAGGTGGCACAAAAGAAGGTGTAGCCGATGATCAACCCGCCAACCTAAGTGCAGGAGAAATGGTTCTTTCAGAAGATGTTGTTCGCTATCATGGCGTTGAGAGGATTATGGCGCTACGGGATGAAGCCAAAATAGGTTATAGTAAAATGAAAGCGATGGGACAGTTAGGCAACGAAGAGGATGCAACTATTCCAACTGAAGCTATTTTTAATCCGGGCGGTATGCCTTTTTCTGTAGTTGATCTTGAGTATATTGATATGGAGGATGACGTTGATGTAGCAGAGGGTACAGATGAGTCTGCTTCGTCTAATTCAACTAGTATTAAAGCACAGGCGGGCACACTTGTACCCACAGATGTGCCTCCCACGCAAGTTTTTTCGGTTAATCCAGTAACAGGATTGCCCGAAACAACTACTGCTCCAGCGGGGTCTATACCGCAGGTACTACAGCCAGCACCTACGCCTACTATTACTCAATCTGTACCGAGTACATTGTCACAAATTTCACAACCAAGTACGACATTACCAACTCAACCTGCACCCGTAACTCCCCTGCCCGGAATTGGGGAATTTATGGGGGGTGTACAGGGGGTTAATAATTTTCAAAATGAACTAGGGCAGGTTATTCAAATTCCTGTTATTAACGGTCAACAGATTTATGACACGCCGGTAGGATTTCAACCATTTGATCCGGCAAATCCACAGCCCTTTGATCCAACACCACCTGATGCGGAAGAGCCTACTGAGGAACCACCGGCAACTGTAGAACAAAGGCGTATTGGCGGTCCCGCCACTGGCCCCGGTAGCTTTGCAGCAGGGGTACAGGCAAATGTAGAAGCGGCAGCATTGGCATTGCAAGGTGCTGAAAGTGTAGGTGAGGCTCAGGCGATGATGTCTGCTAAAAATAGTGGTACATTTGCGACAGACCCAGACGCCTTTAGTTCCGCAACAGCTATAGAAGCGGCAGAAACCCACGCTGGGACGCAAAGTATTGTCGGGGAATATGTGGGACAGCTATTTCCGGATCATAGCGATAATACTCTTAATGCGTGGAATTTGGCAGCCGCAGTTGGTCCCCAGTCTATTGAGCCTACTGGCGCGGTATATGGAGGAAGAGATATTGGATATGGACGACCCGATACGCAACAAGGAGGCGCTCCTGCTGTTACTGTTGCCACCGCCGGACCCGCTCCTGCTCCTGCTCCGGCGGGTCTACCGGGTATGGGGCAAACTGCCTCTGGTGCAGCAGGACCAACAGGACCAGCACCTACTTTTTCGCCTTTCGGTCAAGGGCGCAATAAAGGAGGACTAGTTTCTAAGCCCAAACCAAAACCAAAACGTAATAAGCGCAACAACAACCGCATGGGATTAGCGGTTCCTAAATAATCCCTGTACTGGCTACTCATCCCCCGTGTATAACACGGCTACGGTGGCCCCAGAAGGAGTGTGAATTATGCCGGACTTAACAGAAGTACAAGAACCTGTCAAGAAAGCTTTTATTTCGAGACCAAACTCAAACGCCGATAAAATTGAAAAAGAAGAAAAGGAACTTGAAAAACTTGTTAATGAACAAGGGGATAATACAGAAGTAGAAGAGCAAGAAGCTACCGATACCTCTTCGGCGGAAGAAAAAACATTTAAGAAACGCTACGGTGATTTACGTAGACATTCACAAAAACAACACGCAGAATATGAAAATAAAATAGCTGCTCTTAAAACACAATTAACAGTAGCAACCAACGAACAAATAAAATTACCTAAGTCTGAAGAGGAGCTAACAGAGTGGGCCGAAAAATATCCAGATGTTTCAGCTATTGTTGAAACGATTGCGGTAAAAAAGGCAAAGGAACAGTCCCAAGATTTAGAAGAAAGAATACAAAAAATAAATGAATTACAGGAAAGCGCGAATCGGGACAAAGCTGAAGTAGAGCTTCTGCAGCTACATCCAGACTTTGAAGAAATTCGTAGCTCAGAAGATTTTCACGAGTGGGCGGAAGAACA